AACGGGGATTGTCTGCTTGAAGCGGAATATCCCACGAACGGCACACGAGCAGACCAGATTTGCGAACTTAGATTCATCTACGCTCCGTATGATGACTCGAACGAACCACAGCCTTTTGTAATCTACAAGGTCGCGCGCGGTCTTAAGTCCATCAAGATTTATGCAAAGCATGTCGGCATGATAACCAACAACCTGTACATGCACGGAACGATGGACAGCGCAAAGACGGTCAGGGCGCGTTTTGCGGAGATAAAAGATGATATCATCGGCTTTCGAAGCACAAACGGCTATCTGTATCCGGATTACGCAAACGTACTCAGTTTCACATCGGACATTACGGACACGGTACAGACGGACATAAAGATTCCTGTCAGTGTCCGGGAATACATTCAGGGAGCAGACGGGAGCCTGGCTGATAATCTGGGATACGGAGAAATCAAGTACGATATGTGGGACGTAGGATTCTTCCAGAACCGGGGCAAGAGCACGGGCATAACTTTCCGCTATGGCGTGAATATCTCCAATATAACCGGGACGACTTCTTCCAGAGAAGCCTACACAGGAGCGGTCATTTATTCGACCTACAACGAGGACTACCATGCGAAATCCTACAGCTGGAAATCTTCCGCAACATCTCCGGTCGGTATCCTTCCGAATTTCAAGCTCGTAGACCTTACGCCGAAAATGAAAGAGGGCACGGTGTTCGCTACCAGAGCGGACGCCAGAAACGAAGCAGAGAAGAAGAATACTCCGTGGATCCTCGAGAACAACATCACGCTATCTGCTTACGAGCTGTCCCATACCTCACAGTATGCGGAGCTTACACGGAGGCATATCGGTCTTTGCGATACGGCGAAGGTTATCTATCAGCCGCTCGGAATTTCCAACACGGTGAAGGTTGTCGGGTTGACATGGGACGTTCTGAAAGAGCAGTACACGTCTATGAGTTTCGGGACGGTGAAGAAGAATATCAACAAGACACTGAGAGACATGATGCGCAAGACCGCATCGAGTATGAGGTGATTTTATGACGGTATATAGACTAAACTGCATTCCGCACTATGAATATGCGCAGACGGTCGTGCATCTCAATCAGGGTGAGAAGGGCAGTAAGATAGGATTTGTTGTGCGTGACGGCGACGTATATATCCCTTTCGGAGCTTACGACGGAGCCGGGACAATAACGCTCAATATCTACAAGGCGGATGGGACGGTTTATTCCGAGCTTGTCGGCGATGTCCTCCCGAGTGATTCCAGCATCTACGATACAGCGGAAATGGAAGAGGGCTACTTTGAAGTCACGTTAAAGGAGCAGATGACGGCGGCTGCTGGCAAATGCATTGCAGAGTTTGTCTTTGTATCTGGAAGCGTTAAAAAGGCGACGGCAAACTTCGTGATTGACGTGGAGCGTTCTCCGCTTGATATGGACGGGGTTGAGTCTGAATCTTTCGTGAATTATGTCGAAGGAAACCGACAGGCGGCACTTGCGGCAACTCAGCTCCTTAACGGCCTTGTCGACCACGTAACGGAACTTGTCGAGCGCGCGGAGTCTGCGGCGGAATCTGCGGTCAATGCAGGCGTTGCAAGCTTCAATCTCCGTAACGGCGTTGTTTCTCCCGAATCGGGCGACTATTCCGCCGATATGGTCACGTATGGAAACGGCACGGTTGCGGACGGTCTTGCGGCACTTACAACCAAAACGACGCGCATCTTTGCGGTAACGTCCGGGACGGTCAACAACGTTGCGGTAGCAGCAGGAACAGGGGAAAACATTGCGGTTTCCGTCAGCATCACGGCAGAGAGCAGGTATGTGCCGCTCGGAGTCGTCAAGTACACGATGGGCACGCAGTACGTTTATCCGTGGAAGTTCGATGTCGGCACGGTGAGCTATCAGACCAATAGCGGAACGATCACATCAAGCGTGACGGTGACAGCTGGCGTTAGAAATCCGCACACAGCGAATTATAACGCGTCTCCGACTATCGCCGTGCTGTGGGCGAAGTCTGATACATAAGGAGGAACAAATTGAAATACTTAATGATGACGGGCTTCACTGTTCGGACAGGTTCCGACAGGTGGACGCTCGGATATGAGGGAGAGAATAATTCAAGGACGCTCCAGATTAAGACCACGGACGACTTAACGGATTTTGCCACCGTGAATCTCCTGATTGATACGCTGGATTGCGGAGCTATGACGATTCAGACGGTATCAAATTATCGCATCCTCGAAATGGTCATCACAGAAGAGATGCTTGGACTTCCGGGATTAAAAACATGTCAGCTTGTCATGAAAAACACAGCCGGCAGTGTTGTCTTAAAGACGAATCAGTTCTACATGTATGTCAAATCATCAAATGTGACTGACAGGATCTATATCTCCACGGAAGATACAATTAAGGCGGCTCTCACCGCACTGATTAATGATGGAGTCCTGGAAGACCTTTCGATCGAGGACGGCTCCATCACAACCGCAAAAATCGCCAACGGAGCAATTACGCAGGCGAAGCTCGACCCGAATATCTCTTTTGAAGCAGATGACGAGCTCGATGCGACATCTACGAACGCCGTTCAGAATAAGGTTGTCGCCCAGGCGATAAGTGCACTAAATGAGTCTTTAGATGTATATTCTGAGTTAAAAAAGCCAATAAGCTATACATTAAATCCGGGATACATTTCAACGTCTGGGACTATTGGGGCTCAGAATGCCATCAAAAAAGAAGTGTATACAAGCTTTATCCCGATATCCGAGGGGGAGGCTATCACCTTTGAAGCCTCATGGCCTACTACGAGCGAATCAAAGTGGTTGGTATATGCTATGTATGACGCAAATAAGGAGTTCATTTCTCGTGGTAGCGTTGTCGAAAATGGGAGCGAAATGTCTTACGAAAAGACCTTTAAACAAAGCGGAGACGTGGCTTTCATAATTATTTGTTACAGGACATACGGGGAAGGTGTCCTTTCTGTATACACTGAGTGGACTGAACTCGAAAATAAATTTTCCGAAGTCGCCGATGAGTTTTCCGGAAAAATCACTGATATTTCTCAAAATACCAAAATTGAGAATTATGTTGATGGATATATAATGACTCATCAAGCGACAATTGATGTGAATGATGTAAAGAAAAGTAGTGGCTGTAAGTGTATTGTTGTTCCTTGCACCGAAGGCGATATATTTTCTATTAAGGGGAAGTCTGGAACATCCACAATTTATATGCTCTGGGCTTTCGTAGACTCTGAAGGAAATCGGTTAGATAAAAGCGGGATTGTGCATTATACGGAATACACCGTAATTAAAGCACCGATAAATGCCGCATATCTCGTATCTAATGCAATTCCTACAGACCCTTATGGGCTTTACCGTGGACGCTTACTTGCGAGCAGGGTATCTAACCTTGAAGCGGCAATAGGCACGATAACTCCTACCGGTTTAAACAATCCGCTTTTAAGACCATGCAGCCCTCGCGTTGCTATGCACAGGGGATTCAACACACAGGCTCCAGAAAACACGCTACCGGCTTTTGAGCTTGCAGGACAGGCTGGAGCGTGGGCAATCGAAATGGACATTTTTGAAACAACGGATGGCTATTTCGTCATATCTCACGACAATGATGTCAGCCGCATGACCGATGGCACGGGCAATATCACGGCGATGACATACGCTGAGACGCAGGAATTTACAATTGATGCTGGCTCCAATATTGAGCAGTATCCAAATCTCAAGATGCCGACACTACAGGAGTATTTGTCTATCTGTCGTAGATATGGTTGCGTTGCTTTCGTGGAAATTAAAACCATTACTCATTATGACGCACTCGTAGCTGAAATTCGTAAGGCAGGAATGGAAGGGTCTACAGTTTTTCTTATCCACTATACCCTTGCCAAAGTTAATGCACTTAGGGCGGAAACAGGCATACCGATAGCTATGCTAGGCGACCTTTCTACAAATTTGACTGAGTTTATAGATATCGCCGCTGATAACGTAGATCTTTGGGTTGATCTTTATGCTCCCACGGTCACAGCGGAAGTAATTGAGTATGCGCACTCAAAAAATGTCCCTGTTGCTGGATGGACGTATGGCGCTGCAGGGGCAAACAATGCCATTAGACTGGGGCTTGACATAGTTACCGCAGACGGATTCGCAAAGCTTCCGACCACGTAAAGGAGATTTCATCATGACAGAAATTAATGCGGCTCCAGGACGAGTCATAAATATCGGGTACGAATCTGAGGACAATGTCACGAAGATTATTTTTCGCTATGATTCAGAATGGCTTTCGCATGGTGACGGGGTCTTTAAGGTCAGAGTATTGCGACATGGAGATTCCGAGGCGTACAACGCTACGGAAGTTGTCGATGATAGAGAAGCTATGACGCTGACCATGACCATCACGGATATTGAGCTTGCCGTTAAGGGACATGGCGAAATGCAGGTGGTCTATATCGGAGCGGATTTCGTTAAGAAGTCGCCGATATATAGGTATAATGTCAGCCGTGCAATCGATTCTGAGATTGTCAATCCGCCGCAGGGCAGTGTTATCAATGAACTTGTACAGAGTGTTGGCGACCTGACGGAGCTGAACACAACCAACAAAAACAGCCTTGTTGAAGCTATCAACGAAGTCAACGCAAAGGAAGGCGGCGTAAGCGATGTGCAGGTTGACGGTGCTTCCGTTGTTACTAATGGGGTGGCTGAGATACCGATTGCGGAAGAAAAAATTGACGGCGTAGTAAGAGTTGGTACATCTGGAGCATACGGAATAAAGAAGTGGTCAAATACAAACTCGACATTAGCAGTAAACTCAGCAACGTCGGATTTTATAAAAAATCCTTCAAATTATGGAACTGCTAATATGCGACCAATTACTCCGAATCGTCAACACGAATCAGTTTTTTATGGTCTTGCCAAAGCATCGGGCGACACGACACAGTCAGCTTCGAGTAATGCTGTTGGGACGTACACAGAAGAAGCAAAGACCGCTATCCGTACAATGCTGGGACTTGAAGAAATGTACCAGTGGTACAAGAACAATTCTGGGGACTAAACACCTGTTTAAGTAACTAAGGCATCGGACGTTCTCCGGTGCTTTTCTATTTTCAATGAGGAGGGAACTACTTTGGAATTATCACAGATAACATACACGCAACCCTACTGGATTATCCTTCTTCCGCTCATCGGTGCGGCGTCCGACATCATCACGGGGTGGATACAGGCGAGCGTCAACAGCTCGTGGGATTCGACCGTCATGCGCAAGGGGCTTTATCGGAAAGCGGGGGAGCTGCTTGTGGTCATCCTCGGCTGTGTGGCAGAGTATGCGGTTCCAATGGCGCATGATGCACATGTGGCGACGTTCCTGTCGCTCTACATCGTGCTCATGG